ATTCAAGACCTTTCCCCGCCCTTGCACCGCAAACTCTAAAATACCCTGCGGGGGGTTCGATTCCCCCCATCTCCACAGATTCCCACCTATCGTTGATCTAGCGCCGATTTGCCGAGTGCGTGGGTACACGGTGGGTACACAGGAAGAGGCAGGGCGTCGCGATGGGCCCCTGCCTCTTCCTGCCATATGTTTTGCAGATCACATTCATTCCAGCTTGCACCATACGTCGTGCACGATGTATGGTTGACTCATCGGGAGGGACAAGCCCCCCGAACCTCAAAGAAGGAGAGACCAATGAACACCGTTTCCTACATCACCGACACCAACACCGACCGCTTCGCCCGCTACCTCATCATTGATGGTGAGCGCGAGACCGCCGAGGAGTGGTTCGAGAAGAGCCTCCCCGGCAATGAGATCGAGGAGCTGCGCGAAGCCCTCATCGAAGCCGCCGTCCGCATGAGCGGCGAGGACCGCGAGCTGCTCGCCTCCAACGGCTTCAAGATCACCGAGCTTCCGCTGGCCTACACCGAGGCCGACGACGCGCGCGTTTTCGGGGAGTACAACTTCGCCGACGGTTCGCGCGACGGTATCTACAACGCCATTGCCGCCGAGTGCGAGTCGCAGGCCCTGACCGACGGCTACTCGAGCGTCTGGGAGACGCTCACCGTCCTCGAGGAGATCGGCGGCGACGTCGAGAAGTTCCTCGACTGAGCATCAACCGCTGAGGCCCCGGGGCACGCGCTCCGGGGCCTTCCCTACGACAGGAGACCACATGCCCCGCAATCCACTCACCCCAGTCGGCCTACGCTGCCGACGCGAAGCCCTCGGTATGAGCCGAGCCGACCTCGCCAGGGTCCTCAAGGTCAACGAGGGCGTAATCCGATCCTGGGAGATTGGCAAGAGCGAGCCGCGCGACCCGCTCAGCGTCCACATGATCCTCGGGAATCTCGAGGACGAGGCGCTCGAGTGCCTCGACGAGCTGCTCGCGCCCATCGAGGATCAGGATGAGACTGTCCGCAGCCTCCCTACTGCTCTCATCGCCTACTCTACGCAGGCAGATTATGAGCAGCACACGCGATGGGCGCAGCGCCTGCCCCTCGTCGTGTATCGCGCCTGCGTCGGGCGCGCTTTTCAGCTCCTCAGTGACGACGACATTCCTGTCGAGATCGTCTCCCCCTACGACTGATAGGACCATCCATGACTACCGAGTACCTCGGGACCGCTGCCGTGGCCGAGCGCGTCGGCCTCACCGTCCCCACGATCCGCTCATACATCCTCAAAGACCTCATGCCTGCCGCCGACGTCATTATCGTGACACCGTCCGGCCCCCTACGCGGATGGGCACCCGAGACAATCGACGCATGGCAGTCGTCGCGTCCCGGGCAGGGTGCGCGCACCGATCTTGCCAAGTAGTGCACATCACATTCATTCCGGCTTGCACTATACGTCGGGGGCGATGTATAGTTAATGCATCGGGAGGGAACAAGCCCCCCGAACCTCAAAGAAGGAGAGAACAATGAACACCATCGAAACCGCCGAGCAGCTCGCCGAGATCATCGAAACCACCGGCTGCGACCAGCGCTACTCCACCATGAGCGATGTCTGCGACATGATCGCCGACGCCCTCGGCGACTTTGCCGATGAGCACGACATCGCAGCAATCGCCGGCGAAACCTTCGCCTGGTACCGCGCCTACGACCCCGAAGCCAACGTCGAATGGCTGAACGGCCAGGGCTACTACCAGGTCGTGACCGACGATGACTTCTGGACCGTCTGCGCCAACCACGCGCTCTGACAGAAAGAGGAAGGCCCCGACCCCACCAAGGGGCCGGGGCCTTCCCCCCACAGCAGGAGACAGACCATGCGCCAAGACGTCGACGGCGTCATGACCACAGCCGAAGCCCGCGAGCGCGGGTATATCCCCACAGCCGAAGTTCCTGACCTCGTCGGCGTCAAGCGCGAGGTGCGCCAGCTCGCCCAGACCATGCGCCGCGAGGGGCTGCGGCCCGTGCGCGTCGGGCACGCCTACTGGTGGAGCATCACCGCTGTCGAGGCGTGGGCAGCGCATCGCCGCTGGATACGCTCCCCAGGCACCCCCGCCGCCCAATGCTCGGCCCCAGGCTGCGAACGCGCCGCGATCTCCCACGGCCTCTGCCTGCGCCACTACAAGGCAGCGCGCAGCAAGCACGCGGACGAGCCAGCGCCGCGCATCGGTCAGCCAGTCGGTGCCGGTGTGTATGGTCGTCTCACCGAGGATGCGGAGGGGCGGCTCATCTGCCACGAGTGCGGGCAAGCCTGCCTGAGCCTTGCCGCCCACATCATGCGTACCCACGGCATGAGCGCAGCTGAATACCGCGAAATCTACGAGCTGCCCCGTACAACAAAGCTGATTGCCGCCAGCATCCGCGAGCGCACCGGGACGTGGGCGACCAGGCCGGAGAATCTCGCTCGACTCGCCCGAGCGCGCGACCCTCAAGCCGCCGCCGACGCGCGCACGCCAGACACTTTCAAGGCTGTGAGCCGCGCGCAGCGACAGCGGTACGCGAGTCAGTCCGAATAGCACTGATAGGCCCCACCCAACCAGGGTGGGGCCTATCAGTTTGCCTGCTGACGTCTCTGCGTCACTTGGTCGTGCGTGCTTCGAGCGCCTCAATCCGCTCGTAGATCGAGCGATGGGTGTCATGAGCGTGTTCGTCGATCATCCGCTGAGCCGACTCGCGCGCGGTGCGCTCATCGTGTATCTCAGCAGCCATCCTTCTGCCGCGCTCATCAATGCGGTCGATCCTCTCCTTCATGTCCGAAAGACTCACTCCGTGATTCTCGAGCGTCGATGCGACGCGGTCGACCGTCGAGGACATGCCCTCGAATCGGTCGGGCAGCACCGCTAGGGCACTGACCGCCTCGCTGACGGCCTTGACTGCATCGCGAACCTCGTCGAGGTCATCCCGGAAATTAGTCGAATGGTCGTTTGAGACCTGCGCGTCCGCCGACTGCGCAGCTTCCCTCGCTTCCTCTGCAGCCTTGGCTACACGCTGCATATGCGACTCGACGCTTTGCTTGAGGCGCGCGAACCAGACAGCGATGACGCCGCCCGCGCCCGCGAGGAGGACCGCGATGAGGCCGTTCGTGGCCTCGATGATCTTTGGGTCAGAGAGAATGCCGCTCACGGCTGCGTCTCACCGCCTGAGTCGCTGCGCGTCACCGCTTCGCCCGCGCTTGCTCGCACGTCGTCGATGGTCTCGCCGCCAGGTGTGATGGCCCCGGCCCAGTCAATGATGCTCACGCCGCCGATCTTGATCCCCGAGAGGATCTGATACACGGTCCAGGCGACGCCGAGGAACACCGCCGCCTGCGAGACGATCAGCTTCCAAGTCGCCGGGTACGAGCCCGAGACCCATACACCAGCCGTCACGACGACCGCGACGGCGACCAGCAGACAGACTCGACGCTGGCGCGTCCAGTACGGACGATCAAGCGCCGCCTGAATGAGCGGCCACACGACGCCGATAAGAACCGACGTCACGAACGGATCGGACTGCAAGCCCAACAGAATGTCACTCTGATTCACGTCTGTCTCCTCTCACGCGGTCTCTGCGCCCGCGAGCGCGATGCTGACTGCGGCGTTGGTTGCCGCTCCGTAGATTTCGTCCTGATACGCGCCGACTGCGGCCTGGATACGGCCGACGACGGCGTCGTGCGCGGCTTCGGAGCTTTCGCCCCAAATTCCGTCCTGCTGCGTGCCGACGACGCGCTGCGTGTACTCAACTCCGAAGGGGAATTCTTCGCCGCCCCAGGTCGATGCGGCAGCGACGGCGAGGATGCGCTGCCTGGTGTCGGGGCCGAGGACGTTGTCGGGGTCTGCGCCGACTGCGCGCTGCAGTGCGGTTATGTCGGCGGGTCCGGACTGTGCGGGAGCTGCGGTTCCGCCGTCCCATCGGCCGTGGTCGATCATCCACGCGAGGACGATGTGCATGTCGACCCATCCGAGGATGTCCTCGTCGTATCGGTGCTTGACGAGGACGCCGTTGCCGTTGTCCTGAGAGCCGCCCATACTCGTATTGCCCTCGACGGCGCGGAAGAGCACGGCGGTAGGGTCGGGCCACGAAGCGCCGACATGGTCTGCGACGCCGTCGCCGTGCCACTCGTAGATCGCCTGACGACCATATCCCGGTTCGTCGCTCCACGCGCCGATCTGCTGCGCGAAATTCTTGATGTAGGGCACGTAGTACCACCACGCCGCATTCATCAGGTTGACGCCGGCCTGCAGGAAGCCCCAGACCTGGAAGGCACCGCACCAGGCGTAGCCTCGGAAATCGGACTTGCCGACCGCGTCCCAATACTTGTCGCCACCGACGTGACCGACCTCTTCGAGCATGGCTCGCAGGGCAGTGTCGACAGCTGCGACGACGCGGGGATCATTAGGAGAGGTACTCACGCCTGGCCTCCTTCATGCTGATTGATGTTGCGCTCAGTCAGGAGGCTGAGCAGCTCGGCCTCCTGCGTCTTAGTTTCTGGCATCGTCTGAATATCGGGTGCCATGATCAGTCCTTTCAGTGGGTGTGGAAAGCCCCGGCCACCAGGTGCGGTGGTCGGGGCTGGTTTGTGGCAGGCCGGTGTGGTCTGTCAGGTCTTGATGATGAAATTCATCGCGACGTACGGCGGCATGATGTTGAACGGCTGTGACTGGCCTTCGACCTTGGCGACAGCGCGGTCGAGATAACCTGCGCCAAACGCCGCGATGCCCGTCCAGCGGTTGCCGCCCGCGAAGTCCGTGTAATAAATGCCTGCACCCCCAGCCCATTGCCCGGATTCGCCGGCGATCTGGTGCTGGTGTCGAGGCATCTCAGCCGTCGTCATCGTGTGCTTTTCCTCGCCGCCCTGCTCGCCAGCAGGATGCGCCTGTGACGCGCCGAGGACGAAGCGGCCGCGCAGGTCCGGCACACGGAATTTGAAGCCATTGCCGAACACTCTTGCCAGGTCTGGGTACGTGCGACGGTCGTACTCTCGGCCGTCACACAGGAGCCACCCGGTCGGCGTAGTCGAGCCAGCGAACGCTGCGATGACGCCTGCCGGCGTGACGACGGTGATCGCCTCACCCGGATCGCCCTTCGGGCCGCGCGGGCCAGGCTCACCCGGATCGCCCTTCGGTCCGGGCGGGCCGGCAGGGCCACGCTCACCCTGGTCACCCTTCGGACCAGTGTCGCCCTTCGGGCCTGGCTGTCCGCCGCCGACACCCACTACGGGGCCTCCGCTCATCTTCGCCAGGTCAATGTACTTATCCCGGTCTGTGCGCGTCGCCGCGAGCGCCTGCATGTTCCCCTGGTGAATCTGCACCAGGACACGGTCCCCCGGATACGCTTTGCGGGTGAGCAGTCTGTCGGGGACAACCTGGATTGCGTCGTTTTCGTCGTCTCCGCGCCGCCACAGGTCCGCGTCGAATCGGACGTTGACGTGCCCTTGCCTTGCCTCTCTGACACAAGTTGCCCACTGGTATGTTGGCTGCGCGTCCAGTTTGCTGCGCAGCTCAGCGACGACGTCAGTCAGATAATCGAGGCTACTCACCTGGGATCTCCTTAATAGTGGTCGTGACGAGCGCTGTCGGCGACAGCGGGATCTTCATCTCCTGCACGGTCCCCCGCAGGCGCTGTCCCTGCGATATGAACTCGACGACCTCGCCGGGCCGGATGTTGATCGGCAGATGCTCGATCACCAGCGACGCCGCAGGCATCGCCTTCTCCGTGAGGATTCTCTGCGCGACCTGATTGATCGCCGCCTGCGATGCCGCTTTCACGCCGGTCTCAACGTGCACGATCTCGCCGCGGTTCACCGTCGAGAGGGGATCTCGCGGATTGTCGTTGCGCGCCACCCCGACAACTGCCGGCGTCGGGCCGGCACCGTACTTGTCGTCTCCGCGCTGCGTATCGTCCGATCCCGGCGTCCCCACGCAGACGACGACGTTCGGGACAGAGAAGATGTCCCGGTCGATTGTCCAGTCCGCCGAGTGGATGGCCGCGTCGCCCTCTCGGAATACGTAGGACACAGGGCGCCGTGACGGTCGGATATACGGCCCGCCTGTGATGACGCCGTACGGATCGGGGGTCAATGCGCTCCAGCCGACGATGCGCGCGCAGTCGTTGAGCATCGTGAGCACGTTCGTGCCGACGTCGTACGCGATTGCCTCATTGATGAGGCTCGGCCCTCCGACGTAGCCGTAATCTCCGAATTTCGTGAATCCCATCCGCAGATTACGTGCCTTAGCCGCGTATCTGCCGACCAGTCCCCATCTGCTGTCGTCTGTCAGGTGTGCATTTCCGACATGCTCAATGCGGTCGGTCGCCATCCGGTCGAGATAGGCGAGCGTCGAGAGCAGCTCGACATCCCTCGTCACACGGTGGTCATTGACCGAGCGGGTCGGCGACGACATCACGAAGGAGGCCACTGGCCAGCCCCCCATGCCGACCGGCATGTAATCAACGCGGGCATGCATGTTGAACCAGTCGATCCGCTGCTCCGTCTCCGTGAGGCTCAGCTGCCCCGATGCTCGCAGGCGCGACGTCGCCGACAATGTCACCGACCCGGACTCGACGCCATCAAGCAGACCAATGTCCTGCCCGTCCGGCGTCGTGAGCATCACGCGATAATCGGCCTGCCTCACAGGCGATGCATCAGCCACGGTTCACCTCTGTTAGTTTTGCCGAGACCGACCAGATTCCGCCGACCTCACGGCCGAACTGCACGTCCGACAGCGATCCGTATAAGACGCGACCGAGCGGGTCGCGGTACATGAATGGCGCGGGCATGTACGCCAGATCCTCAAGGGCCTGACGCTCGCGCTCAGACGAGTCCAGCAGCGCCGCCGAGACCTGCACGACGCGCTGGCGCTGCGTTCCCGACAGCTCGACCCCGAGCTTCCTGCCCGCGAAGTACCTGACCTCGCGATTCACGAGACCCATCTGCGAGCCCGTCACCGGATTCCACGCCAGACGCACCGACCTCGAGAAGCCTTGCCCCGCCGAAATCCATACCGCCTGCGAATCCGCGAGCGCGTCGATGATCGTCACGGACGATGAGGGCATTGCCGACGTCGCGGTCACCCGGTACTTTGTCACGCCGTTAGTGAGGCTCTCCCTGTCCTTGTACATAGTGGACGGGGGTAGCTTGTCGGCGACGATTGTCCAGGTTGAGCCGCCGTCGATTGATCGCTCGAGGCGCGTTTCGACGGTCGGCGGCTGCTTGCTGCCGGCTGGGACTGCGGGTGAGGCAATCGAGATGAGCATGTCACCCTCATCTTCTTCCCAGGAGGCTGTCACAATCGGCTCTGGCGGCGTCGGATATTCGACCTTGTACCGCCGCTGGACGGTGGTCGTGAGCCCGTATCCGTCCGTGAGTGTTACGCGGACGACATACTCCGTGCGATTCTCGAGGCGCGCCTTGAAGCACAGGGGCGCACGGGAGAACGTCGGCGCGACGCCGAGCGCGGCCGTTGTGCCCTTGATCTGCTCGATGGTTTGCAAGTTCGATGAGAGCAGCTCGCAGAGCACGGTCGAGATCGTTGTCGACGATCCCTTCACGTGCGAGACGACTAGTGCGCCGTCGAATGCTGAGCGGTCGAGCGTGAGTGCGTCGGGTGCGAGCGCGACGACAGACGCGTACGTGACCGTTGTCCGCCTGACCGGGGACCAGTCCGAGTATTCTCGGTACTGGCCCTTGGTGCGGATCTGGTAGTCGATCACGCCGACCGGCAGGTCAATGGTCTTGGTCTGTGCTGAGCCCGTGACGGAGACGCTCTGCCAGGGGCCGGAATCCCCTGCGCGATGACCGTTAGCAGTCTCCGTGTACACGGTTGCGTACCGGATTTCGGCGGCTTCCTGCCAGGTCTCGTCAAGGGAATTGTGTGCCCATGCGAACGACACTGCGCCGACCGCAGCGTATGTGCCCGGCCCGGACACGGCCGGGATGCCCGGCTTCTGCAGCACCTGGATTGTATTCGACGGTGCCGACCGTTCGGATTCCAGATTGTCTGTCTTGAGGATCGCTCGGTATGTGTGCGGCACCTGCAGGTCTGCGGCCTCGTGGACCCAGCCGTCCGCGTCGGCGCGCACCTCTCCGACCTTCTTGTCGCCGTCGAGGATCTCGACGGTTGCGTCCTGCGGATACGCGAAGGTCGTTTTCCAGGTGATGCGGATCTGGCCGCGCTCATTCTTCGCGGCCGTCAGCTCCGCTGGCGGCTCAGGCGCTGTCGACACGCCGTTCGACTGCGGAGACGCCGGGCCTGGAATGAAGTCCGAGACGTCTCGTACTCGCGTCGGGATGATCGGCGACGCATAAATGCGGTACCAAAAACGGTCGTTCGCGTACACGGCCTTGTCATCGACCATCTTGAAAACGGGTACCGTGGCGCCCTCGGCGTTCACCCAGGACACGACGTGCCACTGGCGCGGAAGCCACGGCCCCGAGTAATTATCCGAGTAGGCGTCCCAGCGCTCAACCACGTACGAGCGGATCGGCGACGACGCATCTGCTGGCTTCGCCGCAGGCCACTCGACGAGCACCGAGCGGCCATCCTCGCGCAGCGTCGCCTTACAGTACGTGGGCGCAGTCGGCGGCTTCGCCGGACGAGCAGGCAGCGTGAGCCACGCCTGCATCGACGGGTGGCCACCATTCCATATCGGCCCCAGCGAATACCCGACACCAATCGAGCGCTCTTGATTCGGCAGGAGATTCTCACGCCAGTGAGACGTACCCATGTCCTTGTACACGGTCGCACCGGTCGGCGACGAGAATGAGACAGTCTCCGAGCCGACTCCGACGTTGCCCCACCAAGAGGTTTTCGCCGAGAAGTTATGCCCGTACCCGTCCGACCGGAGCCAGAACTGCGCATACACCTCGACATAACCCTGATGAGGGTCTCCCGTGTACCACATTTCCACGCCGACCGACATGTATCCGGACGAGGCAGACCATTGAATCGCCATGAGCTTTACTCCTTAGAATCCGATGCGCTCGCGCAGCGCAGAGCGAGACGCAGGCGCGAGGCCATCCGAGACGACGCCGCCAGCCTCGACGCGCATGCGGCCGATCAGCTGATCATCCGAATCGCGCACGACGAGATACTGCGGGCCGGTCGCCTGGATACGCGCCAGACCAGCCGCGCCACCAAGCCCTGCCGTGACTGACAGTGCCCCGGCCTCGAGGCCGTTGAGCTGTTCCTGCCCGGCTGCGATGGTGTCCCTGATCGCTGCCTCGAACAGCGGCGCGCGCTGCGCCGCGCCCTCGGCGAGCGCCTCGACAATCGATCGGCCCGAGTACAGCGTCCAGCCGTGCCCCGAGAATGGGCCCTTCTTTGCCGGGGAGAATGGCAAGTACTTACGGACGGAGCCGAGCAGATTGGAAACCGCGCCCGTTACTGCGCCGGTCATCGACTTGATACCGTCGATGAGGCCCTGAATGATCTTCTTTCCAGACGACACCATCATTGACGGTACGCTCGCTAGAACATTCATGATTTGCCTCGGCACATCCCAGATAATGCTCTTGAGAGCGGGCAGTGACTGCACAATGCCGTCGATCAGACCCGTCAGGATCTGCACGCCAGCATTGAGAATCATCGGCAGATTCTGCACAAGCACCGTCACAATGGTCGTGATGATCTGCGGCAGCATCGCGATCAGCTGCGGTATCGCCTGCACGATGCCGCTGATGAGGCCGATCAGGAGCTGCACGCCCGCGCTGATGATCATCGGGAGATTCGTGACCAATGTCGTCACAATCGTGTTGATGATCGTCGGCAGCATGTCAATCAGCTTCGGCAGCGCTTCGAGGATGCCACTAATCAGTGTTGTCAGCAGCTGAATGCCAGCCTCAATAATCAGCGGTAGATTCTCGACGATTGTCGTCACGACCGTCGTGAGGATCTGCGGCAGCATCTCAATCAGCGCCGGAAGCGCCGTCTGCAGACCAGTGATCAGAGCCTTCAAGACCTGCACTCCCGCCTGAATCAGCTGCGGAAGCGCCTGCACGAGCGTCGTGACCAGCGTCGTAACGATCTGTGGAAGCGCTGCTGCCAGCGTTGGGATCGCCTGCACGATGCCGTTGATAAGGCCCGTGAGCAGGCCTGCGCCCGCCTGAATTAGCTGCGGGATGCCCTTTGAGAGCGCGTCGAGTAGCGAGGTGATGATGCCCGGCAGTGCCTCGAGCAACACCGGGATTGCGGCCGTCAGGCCCGCCGTTAATCCGTTGATCAGTTCGACGCCCGCGTTGATGAGCTGCGGCAGCATGTCGACGAGGCCCTTCACCAGCGCGACGATCATCTGCGCAGCAGCGGGGATCAACTGCGGAAGCCACGACGCGAACGCACTGACAAACGATTCGATGAGCTGGCCCGCCATATTCAGCAGGACCGGCAGCGCATTCGTAATGCCAGTGATCAGCGTCTTGACAGCCTCGGCGCCCGACGCGATCAGCTGCGGCGCGTTCGAGACCAGCTCCGAGCCGTACTGCGAGACCTTGAGGATCATGTCCGAGATCATCGTCTGAATCTGCGTCGTCAGCTCACCGCCCGACGCCTGCACCAGCGCGCCAATACCGGCGACCGCCGCCGTGATGAGACCACCGAAGGCCAGCACCTTGCCGAACCGCGCCGGATTCAAGAACATGCCGACTTGCCCGAGCAAGTCCTCGACGGCCGAGCCGACCGGACCAGCAGCGCCCGCGAGCGCCTGCCCCATCTTCGGGCCGAGGCCGTGCATTGCCTGTACAGCCGGGCCGAGTGCCTTGCCTGCGCCTTCCTTGAGGACGCCGCCGATACCGGAGAGCTTGCCGGTGATAGTCCCGAATGACGGCCCGATGTGTTTGTCGCCGGCCTCGCGGATCACGCGGCCGAAGCCCGAGAGCTTCTCGCCAATCGATGATGATGCGTTTGACGCAGCCTCACCAGCACCGGACTTCAAGGCGCTGCCGAGGCTCTTCGCATGCTCTCCGACTGACTCGACAGCCGGTGCGAAAACCTTGCCCGCGCCCTCCTTCACTGCGCCGCCAAGACCCGAGAACTTGTCCACTAGCGCGGACGGCGAGGGGAGCGCGTCGAAAGCACCAATGATCAGAGACGGATCAGCGAGCAGGGTGCCCGCCCCCGCGAGCGCGGCGAATCCTCCTGTTGCTTGGCTGAGGGCTTTGGCGATGTCCTCGAGGGTGAGCTTGCCGTCCTTCATGGCGTCGGCGAAGGGGCGGAGCTTTCCGGCGAGGACGTCGACGTATTTGCCTGCGTTGTCGAAGGCGGGGCCGAGCTGCTCGCCGACCGCGTTGACGATGTCAGTGAGCGGCTCCTTGACCTTGTCGAGGGAGGCGACGAGGCCCTTCTCGACGGCTGCTTCGAGGTTGCCCCAAGCGCCCTCGAAGGTTGATGCCGACTTCGCTGCCTGTTCCGCGACGTCGGTGAAGCCGAGATCCATGAGCGCTTGGTTGAATTCCTCGGCCGTGATTTGGCCCTGGCTCATGGCATCGCGGAAATTCCCGGTGAACGCAGCGTTTTGCTTGAGGGCTTCCTGTAGCTTGCCGGATGCGCCGGGGATTGCTGCGGCGATCTGATTCCAGTCCTGGGTCGTGAGTTTGCCCGCGCCGTTGATCTGGACGAGCGCGAGCGCGACCTGCTTGAATGTCTCCTTGGTGCCGCCTGCAACCGCGTTGACATTGCCGGCCGCTTCGGCCATCTTGTCGAAGTCCTTGACGCCGTTTGCGGCGAGCTGCGCCGTGACCGACTGAATATCAGACAGGTCGTACACCGTCTGATCTGCGTACGATTGCGCAGCTTTGGTCAGCTGCTTGATTCGCGAGGGATCGACACCCGCGAATTCGAGGGTCTTCTTGAATTTATCGGTTGCATCGGACGCGGCAATCGCCGCGGGGATCTGCGCCGTGAGTGCGGCCGTGACGCCGCCGACCGCTGCGGCGACGCCACCGAGGCCGAGCTTACCGATTGATGAGAGGGCACCGCCGATGTGCTTCGAGAGCGACTGCCCGATCTTCGAGCCCCAGGACTCCGACGCCTCAGTGACGGCGCTTGTCCCGAGTGCCCCGAGCTCTTCCTCGATCCGCTTCTTCAAGCCCTTGAACGAGGGGACCACGTCAATCCACGCGGTACCCAGGGAAACGCCTTCGGCCATGCTCTCTCCTTATCTAGTTTTCAACTGCCACTCGGGCGGCGCCTAGCTGCTGGTCGATCCAGTCCGTGTCGGGCATGGTGTCGATTTCGACCCTTGTGCCCGGTCGTGGGATCGGCGGCGGCATGCCCCGCCCCTTCTGCGCCTCATCCGTCTTGGCCCACTGAAGCCATCGCAGTGAGTCAGCCTGGATCGCAGCGAGATGTGTGTCGAGTGACCGCCACTGCCACTCCTGGTCGATTGCACGCAGCGTCCAGGATTCCGTCTGCTTGATGACGACGGACGCGAGGCGCGCGGCCTGCCGGGCTGGCATCTGACGCGGGCCGCGCCCGAAGAACCGGAGGAAGTCAGCCTCAAGCTCATCGGGCGCGTGCGTCAGGATCGCAGCAAGCGTCAGGCTTTTGGGGCCAGCGCACTCATGATCTGGACGAGCGCCTTAGTCGCGGCGGTCGCCGTGACTCGGCCGCGCTCATCCCTGATAGTGTCGAGCAACTCCTGCGCCTGATCGCCCACGACCGCGCGGAATACAGTCGGCAGGGCGAGAACGTCGCCTTGCTCAATCTCTGCGAGCGACTCGAGCAGCTCAAAGTCATCGAAAACGGTCGGATCGACCGTGAGCTGCACGCCCGCGACCGTGATCGCACGCAGACCCTGCAGGTCATGCCTGACCGTCCCCTGATAGGACTTGACGGGCTTCCCCGGCTCCGGCTCCGGCTCCGAGGCGCGCCCGGCCGCAGCTTCAACGGCCTTCTCGTATCGTCTGAGAGCCTCATTCACGGCCTCAATCGAGCCGTCAGCTGGACGAGCGACAGGGTATCCGCCCTGCTCGCGAGGGCCACCATGCCACTCGATCTCTACGTCGCTGCGCATCGGGACAGCGACGTTCTCAACGTCGTCGTGGTCATCGGGGTTGCCGGGAACCATCTGATTGTAAAAAGTCATCGCGCTCAACCTTTCTAAGTCTGTGAGTCTTTGTCGCGCCTAAATTGAATGGGATGGAAGAGGGCCGGGGCGCGACCCTGCCTGCGCCCCGGGATGGTAGTCAGACAGGCTCCGGCCCTCTTCCACGAATGTGTGCCGCCGATCAGGCAGGCAGCGCGCCGACCTTCGCGATGTACTCGCGGGCACAGTCACCCTCGACCTTCGCGGACGGGTACGCAGTGATGGTCACTTCGTAGCCCACGGCCTCGCCATCCTTGTGCACGGTGGAACCGCGCTCGGTGATCTGACCCTCCGGGATCACGATCCTCTTAACGAGGCCTCCCGTGAGCAGCACCTCGAACACGAACACGCGACGAGGCAGGATCTTGGAGTTGTGACGCACGGTGATCGGTTTGTCCGCTCCGCCCTGCTGTGCAACGTTCTCCTGTCCGAAAACTTCACGCAGGACGTCAGGGTCGAGCGTCTGCAGGAGCTTTGTCTTGTACAGCTCCTTGTATCCGGTCTGCTGCGTTAAGACGACGTCGCCGCCAAACGCTTTCACATCTGAGGATTCGGTCTCGATTGGATTCTCGAAGCCATCCTCTGAGAGGTAACCGAGCTTCACGAACGCGTTGTTGAGCGCGGTCGTCGCGTCAGCGGGAATCGGGGTGCCCATCGGAGCGGCGAAAAACGCGCCGCCCTTCTGCGGCTTAGCCGCAGTAACCAGCGCAGAATTCTGTTCTGCCATATGACTCTCCTGTCAAGAGTAAAGAATCAGGCGAGCGCCAAGATGGCACTCACCGTGAGTTGAAAACGCGGAACCCGGGCATCCGGGTCCGGGAAGGCGTACACCGAACGAACGTCGGAGTACGCGACGATTGCTTCGCGCTGCCAGTCCAAGATCGCGGCGGCGACCTCATCAGCAAGCGCGGACGCCTGAGCCTCTGTCGCAGCCCATGCCTGTACTGCGAACATCGGGTAGTCCCACAGGTGCGTGCGTTGCCCGCCCGTGCGCTCGACCGTGATGAACCGTGTGGGGCGGGTCTCCTGCACGCGATTCGAGACCGATGTGCCCGGAAACTTCCGCGCCAAGTAGGCGATGAGCGCGGCTGTCGATGACGTCATACGCGCCCCGCATTCAATGCCTTGAGCAGCGCGTTATGCCGGGCATTGTCACGTCTGGCCTTGAACGTCGCAGTCTTGACGATGCCGTGCGGCCTCGTCTTGCCCTGCTGCACAGACGGCTCGAATCCCTTGCCCGCCGCCTCCGCGATCCGCTCTGCAGCGGACTCAATCATCGGCGTCGTCAGCGCACGGAGCCCCGTGTTGTCGATCACGATCTTCACCTGCGTCATCCCTCCACCAGCCTTGCCTGCACAGGCCGATTCCACATACCAGGGGTCGCCTCCTTGCTGTACGGCCTCGGGTTGCCGATGACCTCCCACCACGAGCCTTTCCACCCAATCAGACTGCCTTCGAGGTCCCCGATATAGGTCTTAGGGAAGTGGAAAGTCATGATCGTCGCGGCGCCGGCCGGTCGATCCGCCCCCAAATCCTGCGATGAGGTCGGAGCGACCAGGACGTTGTACACAGAAACCCCCGGCCGGTATTCGACGCGGCCATTGCCGAACTCGTCGAGTGCGTCGCTCTGCTTGGCCTTTACCTGGATGGCCTCACCAATGATCACGGCTGCGCCCCAATCGTCCGGACAGACGCGAACCGCCGTAGACGGATACCGAGCCTGCGCCGATGGACCTTTGTGAAGCTCATCGAGCCGACCGGTGCACTAAACGTTGACGACTGTGAATAGGGTCCGCCAGTGACCGTTGACTGCGTCGCCCCGTAAGCGAATCCGTCCGCCTGCTGACGGATGGCATAGCGCACCATGTCACAGACGACATCCTCATACGAGTCGCGCCGGATCGTGCCGTCCGCGAGCGCGGCGGCGAGGTTGATCTTGTCGGCTGCGAGCTCGTCGCGGACGATGCGGGCGGCTCGGGTGAGTGCGAATTCGACGGTATCCGACCCGACCTGCCTTTCCTCACCCAGGCCGTATCGGCTGCGAAAGGCGGTGATTTTGACGTCGAGTGGGTCAGCAGGTGCCATGTGAGCCTCCTAGCTGCTAGTCGGTGGGAGTGTCCTCCGCCGTGGCGGCGTCGTCGGCGGTCGGCTCGGACTGCGGGGTGCCGTCCGTGCTGGTGATGCCGTAGTCGTCGCCGAGCACGTCGAGGATGAGCTCGGCGTCAGCGGCCGGGACGGTCGCGAGGCCGTCCTCGAACTGTGCGTGCGGGGTCGTGATGAGCAGGGTCGGTGTCGCGTCGCAGCGCAGCGTCACCATGTTGGGCTTCTTCTTTGCCATGTTGATCTTCTCCTTTGCCTTGTTGATCAGCCCGCCGCCACAGTCAGGACGCCGTGCGCCTTCTCGGCGCCGTAGCGCAATCCGATCTCGCCGTACAGCTGGACCTTCTCGGATGCGCCGGTCTTGGCCAACGGTTCGGCGAAGAAATGCCCCTTTCCGGGCACTTCGAGGAACGCGGGTGCGAGATGCTCGAGGGAGACGACCGCGAGCTTCGTCGCCGGCATGTAGCGGTTGAGCATGATGTTGAAAGACCCGAAATCGGTCTCGAGCATCTTGAGGTTGACGCCGCCGACGTTTCGGTCCTCCTGCTTGAAGCCGTCCTTGACGAACAGGCGGGTGAGCGCGCGCTTGAGCGTCGAGTTGACGATGATCGTGCGGGTCTCAGTCTCCTGGACGCCCCCGCCGTCCCAGACCTTCTGAATCAGGTCGAGGACGTCGTCTGCGGTCAGCTCGCTTGCCTTGTGCGTGGTCGTCGCGACGTTTGTCGTGATTGCCTGCAGCAGGCCGCGCGTCTTGCGGGGCGTCGCGTTCGTGGTCGGCTTAGCGAAGGTGCCGGTGATGAACGTCTTTTCGACGTCCCTCGCGATCTGCTTGATCTGCGCCTGCAGCTGCTTGGCGAGCTCGTCAGCGGGCAGCGTGGTCGAGCCCAGCTGCACAGCGGTTCCGGTCGGGCCGTACTGTCGACGGGCGCCCATCTTCGTGTACGACACGGACACAGCTTCCTGGTGAATTTCCAGGACGTTCTCGACGTTCGTGCGAGTACGGGTCTCGAACGCGGTAGCGTCCGCTCCCTCGACGCGCTGACGATTGTCAGCGGCGTCGCGAAGGTCCTCGACCTGCCAGCTGAAGGTCGTCGATTCGACGGACTCGCCGCCAGTCAGACCACCAATCGAGGACAGCAGCGGCGTGTCCTCCGGCGAAGCCGAGTAAAGCTCGCCGACGTAGTTCGGGCAATTGTACGTGGTCGCCATTTCATTAATGCCAGCCATGTGTTACTCCTGTCAAGAGAAGGGGAATGAATGTCAGTTGGGGGTGTCGGCGGTCAGGCTCGCGAGCTTGACCGCCTTGAGACGCGCCGACAGCTTGAAGTCACCAGCGCTCTGCGCCGCAACTATCTGCTCATCAAGAGACAGAGACGTCGCGCGCGGCGGGAAAACACCAGCACCCGAGTCCGCGAGCGCGGGCACGGCCGGCGTGGCCGTGGTGCCTCGCCAGTCGGCGAGTCGCTGCGCGATCTGCTTGATCTCGTCCTCGGTGTCGCCGTGGATGAGATCGGCGGGGACGCCGTACTCGGAGGCGGCGTCGGCGATCAGCTTGGCTCGGTGCGCCTGCGCTTCGAGGGCTGCGACCTGAGAGCGCAGTTCCTCGATGGTGGTGTCCTTGCCGTTGATCGCTTCCGTGAGTGCTTCGAGCTGCTTGTGGTCGGCCTTTGCGCGGCGTTCCCACGTGCGGGCGTACGCCTTCCAGTCCTGCTCGGCGTCGTCCTGCGTGGCCTCCTGCGAGGCTTCGCTTGTGTCGGCGCGGTCGGTGTCCTGGACGGCCGTATCGGTGGTGGGGGAGTTGTCGGCCGGTGCCTGCGCGCCGTCCTTGATCTCCTGATCCTGCTCGGTGGTGTTTTCCATTGTTTTTCCTTCCATTGCGGAGAGAACGGGGTTGGTGGCCGAGCTTTGCGCGCGGCCTGGTGTGTAAAGACCCCGCACGCCGGGCTGGCTGCGGGGTGGCTTGATGGTCACGACTTCGGCGTATGGCCGTCCGTGAGCTTGTCGGGGAAGAGCGTCCGCATACGTTCGGTGATGACGCGCGGATCGTCGATAGCCGTCTCGTCCTCTTCGAGAGACTTGATCGTCTCCTTGTACATGTCCTCGTACTTCGAGACGTCGTATCCCCTGATACGGGGCTTCTTCGACCACGAGGGCACGATCTGGCAATCACACTTGAAGTGCGAGCGCTTGAAGTGCGCCGTCTGCTCACTTCGGTACACGAAGCCACGCGATGCCCAGAGCAGGCACCAGGCGCACGTCTCAGCGCCGGTCGGCACACGCGCGAACTTTGTCCGCTTCGGATCACCCTCGGCCGCATGCTGCACGGTCGCGCGACCCGAGTCTGAGATCAACTTGCGAGCACCGTTAGTGAGGCGCGCGAGGGCCTTCGCGCGGTCGATGCCCTCCCGCAGATCACGGATCGTAGCCCCGACGATCTTCTCGACGTCGCCCTGATCGACGAGGCCGGACGGCATCACGGGAGAGTACGCCTTCGCGACGCCCTCGATCTCTCTCTGCTTCTCGTACCATTCAAGAGCCGCCGACGATGCGACCTCAGCTGATTCCTCAACGAGGCGTGGATACAGCTGAAACAGGGCGTCCTCGAGCGTCCCGAGATCATCGAGCGGTAGTCGCTTCCACAGCGCGCGCAGTCGGCGCTCAGCGACATCGCCCGCGCGGTTCTGCGTCCGTGCGAGCTGCTGCACGTCGTGAATGTGCACGATGCCCCCTCACGATCTCTACTTCTCGGCAGTCGCAGCAGGCGCGTCTACGTCAGCGGCATCAGCCGCGGACAGCCGATCAAGGAGACCGGACGCCTCGGCACGCCGCTTGTCCGACATCAGTCGTGCGATCTGCGAGCCCGAATATCCCAGCTCTTCGAGGACGACCGGGGACTCCGCGAGCCACGGTAGCGCGCTGATTTGCTTCACGATGGCGTCAGACTGGGAGACAATCGACGGGTGCGCCGGGTCGCCCCAGCGCGTCGCCAGAGACCGCAGCTCCGGCGTCATCTCGTCAAGGCCGTCGCGCATCATCACCGCGTGCGCATACACGCGATTCAGAGCCGCGTCGAACACCCTCTGCGCGTTCTTCGCCTTGATGACTAGCTCTTCCTTCGCCGCATACAGAGCCTCAGCCGACGAGGGATTGTCTTGAATGACTCCGAGCGACGAGACCGGCAGCGAGGACACCCCCGACAGCTCGGTCGCGAGCGCGCGCATCTGCTCCGTGAACGGCTGCGCCGACTGCTGCGGCAGCAGTGTCACCTTCGGCCCCTCCGGCTCTTCGCCGGACGAGATCGTCTTGATGGTGCCTAGTTTCCAGTCCCACGAGCGCAGGTCGTCGATCAGGTCCGAATCGACACCCGACAGGAGGATGCCGGGAGCTGTGAAAAGCTCCGTAGCCAGCTCTTCACGCAGGACTGTGCGCATTGCTCGCTGGGTGATGCTCATGACGTCGCGGGAGATCCGCGAGCGCCCGAGTGGCCTGTCGAGAGACGGTTCGAAGGGCAGGGCCTCCATCATGGGTGCGCCCATGCCGTGCAATTCTGCGTGAATGATCTGCCAAGCCGACGCCGTATTCAGTTCGACGACGTAGGTCGAGTCTGCGGTGTAAAGGGTGAAGCGTGTCGGACGGCCTGCGTCGTCGATGTCGTCGATGGTCAGCCCGTAGGACAGGCGGCGGCGTACGCGGTCCCAGAGGCCCGCAGCCCAGTCCGCCGAGTGACCCTGAATGATGACAGGCGGCTCGCCTGCCGCCTCGACACCCTTGCGCAGCGTCAGGAAAGCAACCGAGTGCGTGAGCGATGACGGGATCGTCTGTGCGATCTCTAGCTCGAAGCCGGTCGACGCGAGCAGGTCGTCGATCTCGAAGGGGTTGTCGCTGCCGGTCGCTGATGTGACGCCGTCCCAGATCAGCAGATCCGACAGGCCAAAAACGACCTTGCGAGGCCATCCGATGACCGCGCCGAGCTGGTCGACCATATCGTCAGGCACCGAGATATTCAGGTTGTCGGGTCGGACGACGCCGTCGAGGTAAGCCTGCCGCAGTCGATTGCGCGGCTGCTTGATCCTCCACAGCTCGACGAGCTGCGCGAGCGCCGCCTGCTCTGCGGGCGTCAGCCCCGGCACAACCGGAGCCGAGAACGACACCGGGGTCGCGAGCATGAACTTCTTGGCGCTCACAGGGCCCTCGCTTTCTTGCCCGGCCTGCGCCGGGTCGTCTTAGCCGCCAGAACAGCCGCAGACACGGCCTCTAGCGGAGTCTCATCTCCATCGGGGATTGTTGCTTCCCATCCCCACGCGCCGTCACGGGCGCGGATCTTCCTGTCACACACGGCCACCGCCGAGTTGAGAGCGTCCTCCGGATCGCCGACTGGGTGCGTGATACGGCCGTCTCGCAGCCCCTCGAAAAACAGCGAGCAGGACTCGAGATACTCGCGTGTCGTCATGATGTGCACGATCTTCGCTGGTACCCCACGGACCTGCAGAGCGTCCGCGAGCGCGGCCGCGCCGGAGCCGCCGACGAGGTTGATTTGCGCGGTCCGGTCCTTTCGGGCTGCGAGCCAGTCGGCGACGGCCTTCACGCCGTCGTCCGTCGATCCGGTGAACGTATCGATCGCGTTGACGTGGAAGCCGCTCTCCTTGTCCGAGGTCCACTTGATTGCGCCTGCGAGCGCCTGCCGCTTGCCGTCCGCGCTGAAAGCGACGGCGAACGAGCGGATGCCATTGACAGGTGCGACTGCCGCCGTCGCGTCCCAGGTGGTCGGGTCGATGGCCCGCGATGCGCCCGCGTTCGCCGGCCACATGCCGAGGCGCTCGCGCGCGAAGCCCTCATCCGAGAGCGTCTTGCGCTCCAACTCGATGAAAGAGCGCTTCATGCGCCCTGCGAGCAGAGCGGGATTCGTGGCTTCCCAGGTCTTGACGTCGTCCATGCGCAGAGGCTTGTCGGGGTCAGCGGACCATTCGTGCCAGCACATCGCGCCGGGATGCTCAGACAGTGCCTGATCTCGAATGCGCTCGAAAACCTGTCCGTTGGCGTTCGGGCCGGGCGGCGTCCCCGTGTACAGCACCTGAGAATTGCCGAGGTGACCGGCAGAGCCGGTCGACGTGATCGCTTCGAGCGCATCCTCGGTCAGCTCCTGCGCCTCGTCGAGGACAATCAGGTCGGCAGTGAAGCCACGGCCTGATGACTTCGAGCGAGCGATGACGCGCAGGGAACCGCCGTGCCAACCACGAGACGGATCGCGCTTGAGGATGATCGCTTCCTGCCCGTTGACATTGCGGACCTGCTCGACCATCGCGTTTAGCTCAGGGTACCGAGCGGCCTCGTCATCGGCCTTCTTCCCGAAAAACTCCTTGAACCGCCGGTAATGCGCCTGCGCCGACTTGACCTCGTGCGCCGAGTGAATCACCGTCTCGCCGAGCAGGACCATGCCGAATAGCTCGCGCATCTCGAGCATCGCGTTCTTGCCGTTCTGGCGCGGGACGGACAGACCGGCGACGGGGTGCTTCCACTCATCTTTCGCGGAGGCGGCGAGCCAGTCGTCAAGGACAAGCTGCTGCCAGGCATCGGGCATCAGCCCGAACGTCGACGCGAACTCGCCCGCCAGTTCGCCGAAGGACTTGGCGCGGCGCTCAACGGCGACCCGCAGCCGGGGAGCCTGCTCGATGCTTCGCCAATCGCTGCTGGAAATCGACAACCTGGCCCCCCTCTCCCTTCACCGATTCGGGGACAGTCGCCCCCGAGGTACCTGAAATCTCGGAAATCAGCGCGCGCGCCTCACGAATCAGGGGCGCGCGCTTGTCGAACTCGGCGTACTCGAGCGACGCGAGGGTCAGATCGAGCAGCTCCTTGCGGGCCTCAAGCTCGTCGAATGCATCCGCCTTCTTCGCGTCTGCCTTTTTCTTCGCCACCCCAACCACCCCCTAAACCGCCAAAAACCAAGGAATAACGCCTACCGCGAGTGCCAGCGCCCCGCCAGACGCTCCCTGCGGCCGCGTGCGAAACGAACACAGTCGGTCAGCGTTTTTCCAGCTCAACCCGCCTGAAAGCGGGGGGGTATGGCGCTATACCGCTGTGGGCACTCACGGTGGGGGAGGGAGGGGGTGGTGCCCCTATTTTCGTTGAAATCACGCCACAAACAGGGCGTTTTCACCAATCAACGTCCACTGAGGACGGCCGCACGACCCGTTTTGGCACGTTCACGCGGTCGCCGCGCGACTGATTGCAACGACGGCACAGCACGCGTCCGTTCTCGAGGACGTTTTTGCCGCCCCAGCGATGAGGAAGGATGTGATCCGGTTCAGCCGACGACGGCGTCCGCGTGTTCACGTAATCGAGCAGAACGTTGCATGAAGGGCAGTGCGTGATACCTGCGGCGCGGCCGGCCGCGAGGACTCGCTTGCGCCAATGCTTGTACTGGCTCGTGCCCGTCCGGGAGGACACCAATGTGCGCCACCCCCTCGCCGCAAACTCGAATGGCCCCCCACTTACGCGGAAGGCCACACTAGAAATATACACCGTTGCAGCATCTTCGCAAGACCTGCCCCCTGGGTGTTTCACGACACCCCCCTGGGTGGTTTCAGACCTCCCCCGGGTACAGAACACCCCCAGGGGTGTTGCAAGCACCCCCGGGGGTGGTTTCGACGCCCCTCCGGATACAGGACCACCCCCGGGTACGCGTGAGGCACTGCCCGGGGGTGACCGTTGTCAGGATGTGAGCGCGACGATGTCCGCGACGCGGTAGGTGCGGGGTCCGACCTCCGGCGAGACCGGCCGTAGCTTCCTCCGCTGGCACCACGACCGCACGGTTGTGTCCTTGATGGGCTTGCCGACGATCAGCTCGGCGACCCTGGTCGCGCGCGGGCGCGGCAGCTCAAGCCGCTTTGCCTCTGCCATCATGAGGACGACGGCCGTCCGACAATCGACCTGCTGCCAGCATTCACGGCACTTCACTTCGTCGGCACCTTCCCGTGCGAGCAGGTCAGCGCCGCACCTCGGGCACTTGCCGACGAACATCAGGCGCGCGTGAGCCGGGGCTGCGAGGCGCTCCAAGCGCTTGATCGAGTACAGGACTTCGTCGGCGCACTGCGCCGCTTGCGGCCAACGTCGAACGCGGTCCTCGTGAGCGGCGAACAGCTGAGCAACCATCCGCCAATCCCGAGCGGGCACACTGTATTTCGGCCCCATGACGAGGCGGATCAGCTCGTCACCCCATGTCTGTAGCGCCGATGCCATCTCGTCAACCTCAAGCATGAGCGCGAGACGCAGCGGCGGCGACGAGACAGAGTGCCCCTTCGAGCCGCCACCCTCCGGCACCGACTTGCGCGACGTGATGTACGCGAGATCAGCCATGAGGCCGGGCAGGGACTGAGTCGCAACCCTCAGCCGTGCCGCCCCGCCACGAGATAGATATTCACCTGGCAGCAGTGGTTCTCCTGTCACCGGGCACACCTCACCAGTCATCGTCCTATTCATCGTCAGTCCACGTCCTCGATGTCGCCCCGGTACTGGTCACGGCACACCTCGATAAGGCCGCGCCGCGCCAGCATCGACCCTCGGCCGTCTGTCATCCAGGCTGTCAGGTCCGGACGAGACGGATCAATCGTTTCAATCATGATTTCCCAGGCCCCGATCAGCCTTCCCGGCCCGTGCCTCTGTGCGACTAGAGCACCTATCGCGTCCTCAAGCCTGTCTAGCAGCTGTGCGTGCTCGTCTGTCATCTCCTGCTCCTTCTCCTTCGCTTTCGCTTTTTCGAGCCAGCAGGTAAGGCGGTTGCCTGCCCGACCTGTTCCCGGCCCTCTACCTGTTCCCTACTTCCTACCCGGACTCCCGACCCGTACCCGTACCCGTACCCGGGGATACACGAGTCCAGAGGCCCGGACGAATCGAGTCCGACGCCAGTCGGGGTGAATCCGCGCTCTCGCTTGTAGCCGGTTTCAGGGGTGGTGTTTGTGCGGGCAGCGCCGGGGTCACCGAGGCCGGACTCGACAGTGAGCTGATCAGGCTCACCGGAATCCGTGCCGGTCGGGATACCCACGGTCGCGCCGCCAGGCGCGCTCACAGTCGCGGAGGCGTCCGCACAGCCCGAGGCCGCACCCGTCGTAGGTGCGCCCGAGGCCGGGTCGCCATCCGTCGCGTGCGCGCTCGCACGCTCACCATCCTTTCCTCCAGCTTCCGCGCCGCGTAGCACGCCCGCACGTTCGAGCATGCCGCGCGTGAACGTCCCGTACCTCGGGCGCTCTGGCGCGGGCAGCAGCTCGTGAGACTGATCCCACGAGCCTGTAGGGTCGTCCGCTCGGGACGAATTACACCGCATACACGCCACGACGAGCGTGTCTACAGTGCCAGCCTCCCCGGGCTTCAAGTGATCGAGCGTTCCCTTGCGTGCCGAGGGCTTCCCCGGCCAATACACCTCGACGCCGCACCAGCGGCACTGGTCGCCGTCGCGGGCGATCACCGCCTGACGCAGCGCCTGGTCCGAGTTGTCGCGCTGACGTTGACGGCTCCACTCAACGTCGGCGCGCGAGCGGATATGCACGAAGTCAGGATCTTCGAGCAGCTTCGGTTTCTTGCCCTTCGGCGTATCCGTCCACTCGATGAGGCCAGTGTCGAGCGCGATCTGCAGGACGTCCGGATTCCCGCCCGCGTACGTGTACACGACGCCCATCTCGATGATGCTGTCAGTCAGGTGTGCCGCCGAATAAGCTGCGCACCTCATGACGAACCCGAAAAGCTCGTTGACTGTGCGGGTGTCCGCCTTCGGATGCGATGCCGCTTCCATCAGCCGCGGATACATGTCCGCGTCGTCGCCCATTTTTACCCATGCCATCAGTCTGCCTCCCTCATCGCCTTTTCGTCCCACCCGTCCTCGGGAAAGAGCTCCCGAGGCCGCAGTTCCGGATAATTGCGCGTCATCCAGTCCCGCTCCGTCTTGCGCTGATACTCAGCCTCGAACCGCAGGAAACACGGCCTACAACGCGCGTGCCCCGCCTCAAGCAGGACACCGCAATCCGGGCACTGCCTCTCGATCACGACGCCACCGCCCGCTCAGCAAGCAGCTCACGCGCAAACCGCTCCTGCCCCTTCGGCAACACCCACGTCTGCACACGAACACCACCACCGGGCACCTGCACCTCCGATGCCTCGAGCAGACCCTGCGTAATCGCACGGGCAGTCGGCACCATCTGCCCGCCGCGCCGATACACGTAGCCCGAATCCCTGAGCCACCGGCAAAAACGGTTCGGCCCCATGCCCTCGACACGAGCAGACAACACCGTCCCGAAAACGCTCGGCAACATCGCCTCACCCGAGGCCGCGACCGCGCGACCCAGCTGCGCATGCGGACGCTGCGCCTCCACCTCAGCAACCGCCTCAGCAGCCACAGCCTCAGCGCGCACACGCGCCGCACGCTCATCCCGCAACACCGTCAACGTCCGGATCATCGTCTCCGGGTCAGCCAGCATCGCATCGACCGCCGACTCCGTCGCATACACACCATGCCGCCTAATCGACGGCAACACCTCCCCGGTCACCCACCGACGAAACGCCGCCGCCTCCGGCTTATCCGACCGGATAATCACCTCATACAATCCAGGCTCGGTCACCACCCACACCTGCTGCGCCCGACCGAGCCGGTCACGCATGGGGTATGTCAGGCATAGGTCATCGGATAGACGCGCGCGCAGCTGCGTTACATTCGCGATGCCCAGCGCCGCCGCCAGATCCGCAAGCACAAACAGCGGCTCACCCGACTCGTCTACCTGCACACGAATCTCATGACCCGTGTACTCGAATAGCTCAAGCTCATTCACGACTTTCCCCTTACCTACTCCACATATCCCGATCAGAAAGGCGGCTCAGACGCCGCCGCCTGCGAGCCCCACGGATCATGCTGCGGCGCCTCCCGACCCCACCCAGCCGCACCACCAGAGCCAGGCGCGCTCGCGGACGGCGCGCTCGCGGCCTGTGCCTGGACGCGGGTGACCTGCGCGCGTGCGCGGCGCAGGGAGGGGCCGACCTCGTCGACCTGCAGCTCAACGACCGTGCGACGTTCACCCTGCTGGGTGTCGTACGAGCGCTGGGTGAGGCGACCCTGAACGATGACGCGCATGCCCTTACGCAGCGACTCGGTGACGTTCTCAGCGGTCTCGCGCCACACGGAGCAGCGCATGAAGAGGGTGTCGCCGTCGCGCCACTCGCCGGCGTTACGGTCGTAGGTTCTCGGCGTCGACGCGACGGTGAAGTCGGCGACCGCAGCGCCGGACTGCGTCCACCGCAGTTCGGGGTCAGCGGTCAGGTTACCGATGACAGTGATGACGGTTTCTCCGGCCATTACTTGCTCTCTTTCTTATCTGTGTCCGCGTACACGCGAACGCGGACCTCGTACATCGGGATGTTCAGGTGCTTGCCCGCCAGGTGCCCCGCGATGACCGTGTGTGGCCCGTCTAGGAAACGGTCCGCATCATCAGGCAACAGGCCTGCGTCGATCAGCCCGTCCATGAGCGCCTTCACGGTCGGAGCTAGGTTGCTGCGGTCGCGTCGGCGACGATCCGGATATGCGAACTCCATCTCCACTCGAGCGTGCGTCAGCCCGAGGCGCGCGACGCCTTTACCCTCACGGCCAAGCAGGTAGCCCCACTGGCGGAGCTGCTTTGTGAGCCGCGAGCGCGCGGCCCAGTGCATCTTGTCGTTGGCGGTGATTAGCTTGCTGCGAGTCAGCGGCAAGACTCGTGATTCCCATACCAGCTGCGAGGTCATCCCAGATCCTCCTCCGTCAGCTGCTCGCCCGGCTGCGTGTACCAGGCAAGGAAGTCCTCCTCAGTCCTGACCGAGAGCCTCATGCTTCCGGGCCGAGCGAAGATCACGTCGCCCTCCAACGCCCAAATCACGAAGTTGTGCCCGCACAGCATCACCTTCCCCTCGGGCGTGAAGCTCACGCGCATCCGGGCGCGAAGTGCGATCTCATCGGCGTTATCGCGAGTCAGGCGAACTGCGCGAACGATCGCGCGCTCCTGAAAGGCCTGGACGCCGGCGAGATCATTCAACGGGTCGAGGTTGCTCATGCTGCCTCCTTAAGGGCAATCTTGGTGAGCTGGTAGATAGCAGCAGCGCCTTGCTGCGGGACGACGCCATTCCCCAAGAGTCGGAGCTGCTGTTCGCGTGTGAGGCCGAGGTCCTCGCCGGTCACATGCCCTTCGGGCAGGCCCATGAGCCACTCGACGAACTTCGTTGAGAGGCGTGCTCGCCCCCCCTCGCGCGTCGCTGGGACAGTCGGAGCCGGAGCCGGACGGCCGAGAATGTGCTCCCATCGGGCAATCGCTTGCTCGTAGACGCCGAACGTGCCGGCCTCCATACCTCTTGAGACCTCGTGCAAGTTCGCGCCGTAGCCAGTGAAGAGACTGCCAATGTTGGTCATTGTGCCGACTCGTTCCATGCCCTGACCTCCGCCAGCTCAGCGGGTGTATAGCCGCGAGCGCGGGTGAAGTCGATGATCGTCTGAGCGCAGCGTGCGTGTGTGAGTGCCGAGATCGCGGTTGCCTCTGTCTCTGCGTCGATTGTGACTGTCACGTTGGAGCCTCGAGGGGCAAGTCGTGTGCGGCAGACAGGGCAGCTCTGAAACGTCTGTGCGTTGCGTGCGGGCTTGATCTCGATCATCGCTTGACCTCTCCGCTCGTTGTCGCTGTCCCCTGCGAGACGTTGACTAGCGCGTCGATAGGCTCGCCGACTGCGAGGCGGATTTCGCGGGCTTCGTCGGGGGTGCCGGCGTACCGTGCCGCGACGTAGCTTGCTGCGTCGGCGATGCCTGCTGCGGCTACGACGATTGCCGCCTGCAGCTCGCGCACTCGGGCGATGAGGTACGCGACGTCGACGGCGGCGTTGGCCTCGAAGTCTGCGACGGCCGCGTTGTACGCTGCTGTGACCTCTTCGCGTGATGATCCGGCGTAGCTGCGTCCCGAGAAAGCGACGGCGTTGAGCCTGTCCTCGATGTCGTTGATGGTTGTCATGTGCGTTTCCTGTCTGTGCTTGTCCCCTGCGCTGTCGTTGCGCGGGTCTCGTGCCCGCCAGGGACTTGCACTCTGGTGTCTGCTTGTCGGGCTGCGCGATCTTCTAGCCGGTCCCGCCTGTTTTCGTCTGGTTTGCGGGTGGCCTCCCCGTGGCCGCGCTCATCAGGGAGTGTGCTCAGTCGCTCTCTCGCAGCTCGTATTCGCCGCAGTTGAGCTTCTGTTCTGCATCGTTGAGCTTGTTGACGATCTCGACGTAAATGTCGCGCTGCGACGCGATTGCACGTCGTGCGAGGTGGCGGGCATGCAGGTTTGAGATCTGCATCGTCGCCTCAAGATCCTCATCGGCGGCGAGCACCGCTTCCTGAGCGTCCTCGCGGATAAACAGCATCTGCGCTGCGTCTAGGTAGACGGCGACCTGTGCGACCTTCATTCGTCGGCCTCCGTCGCGGTTCTGACCTCATCCGCCACATCGACGACTGCGCTCGCGAGCGCGGTGCTCTGCATGAGTGTCATCGTGCTTGCCACTCCGCGGTTCTTCTTCGCATCCAAGATCGCGAACGACAGAGCATTTCCGACCTTGATGTAAGCGTCGGCGAGCACACGGGTGTCCTTGTTCGTGGTTCCGACTGCTTCGGCGGTCCTGTCTGCGAGCAGCGCGTTGAGCGCCAGTCGCCCGGCGTTCTCAGCGAGCAGGACTGCGGCAATTGCCGCGTCCATCTGGTTCAACTCGACGGTGATCTTTTCCTCGAATCGCATAGTCTTCCTCCTTCCGCTTAGTGGTGTGGTTAGGCGACGGGCGGCATGTCGGTCGTCGCGGCGGCGATCTTCTTCGCGGTTGCTTCGCACGCGGCGGATACGTCCAGGGCATTGTCCAGGGCTTCGATGACCTTCTCCAGCCGCGCGATCACACGGCCGAGCTCGATCTTCGCGGCGCGGATAGCGACGTCGGTGTGGAGGCTCTCGACTCCCTCATGGTCGATCTCAGCGGATAGGCTTTCCTCGTACAGGAAATCGCGCAGCCACACCACAAGGTCACCCTCGATGGTGAGCGTCACCGAATTTTTGAGCGGCTTCGTGCTCATCGGGCGGTCTCCTCTTCGGGCTTACGGCCTTCAAGCAGGTGAAGGATGAACAGGCCAGCTCCTGCGCCGCCCATGATTGCGCCGATCATCAGGAGCAGGCCGCTGGCGGTTGCGCCGGTCTTGGCAAGGCGCTCCTGCGGGGCCGGTGCTGCGGCTGGTGCGTGCTCGGGCTTCGGGGTCGGCTCAGTCGTCGGCGTCGGCGAAGGCTTCACCGTGTCCGGCGTCGGCTTGGGCTTAGGATCAGGGGTCGGCGCGGACTGCGGCTCATCCGAGGGCTTCGGGGCCGGGGTCGTTGGCTTAGGCTCCGGGGTCGGTTCGGTGGCCGGGCTGGTGGGAGTCGGCTCGGGAGTCGGCTCCGTGGAAGGCGTCGGCGCGGGTGCGGGGGTGGGCTTGACGGTGCCGTCGCCGTCCGTTCCTCCGTTAGACCTCACGGTTGCCGTTGATTCGAGCTTCATGCCGTTGATTTCCGCGTGATTCGTCACGGAGGTCTGACCCTCGGGGACCTTCATCTGCTCGGGAGGGTAGACGATGCAAGTCTTGACTCCGTCCGGGGCCGTGAATCGAATCGTGTTCTCGTCTACCTGTGTAGCGGTGATGTTCTCGGTCGTGGCCGGATCCCACGTGTCGGCCTTAGCGCACTTCACCGACGTGTTCAGGCGAGTGTCGAAGTCCTTGACGGTGTACTCGGTGCCAGGGGTCGCAATCCACTTGATGCCCCAGCCAACCGTTCCGTTGGCATTAGACCACCCGAACTTGATGTTTTCGGGGCGGGCGTACTCGAAGTGGGCGGGAGAACCACAATCATTCGTGCACTCCCCAACACCCTCTTTGTCGCCCCACACGAGGGTTTTCACGGCTTTGCCGTTCAGGGTGATCGTGCCCTCGTTCGTGCCGACAGCGGCATCCTGAAGGCGAGCACGTGCCCACCAGGTGCCCTTCACGTCCGCCTTGTCCTTGTAGGCGTCAGGCACTTCCTTGACCGTACAGGTCAGCGTCGCCTGGTCGGCGACGCATTCGCCGACGACCGACCCGTCATCGAGCATGAAGGGGAACGACGCCGCCCACGTGAACGGCGCGCCGCCTTTCGTCGGCTCGGTAGAAACCGTGAACGACTGCCCAACCTCGAGCTTAGGTGCGGACCAGGTTCCCGCGACAGCCACCTCGCTAGAGGTCTGACGCGACGACGAGGTCGCCTTCGTGACCTGCGCGGTCATGGCCGGCATGTCCTCGGCTGCGGCGAATGCTGCGCCATACGGCAGCGCCAGGGCTGCGATGGTGAGGGCGGCTCCTGCTGCCCAGATCTTCTTCTTCATCGGAATGTCTCCTTCTTGGTTTTTCTGGTTGTGTGGTAGTAAGTGAGTCCGCGCGTCGCGCGGTTCTGAGAGTCGTGAGCCTCGGTGGGATACGCGAGCGCCCGTTTCCGGGCCTGCCGCACGATCTCCCGCGCGGCCTTGTCGTGACAGGGGCGGTCGTCCGACGCTTCGAGTCGGAGCGGCAACGGTGCCGTGCACGTCGAATCGGTCATCATTCGACCTCCACCACGTGTAGGGAAGTGACTCGCAGGACTTCGAGGACGACGCGGATCTTCTTCCGGTCCAGGTCGACGAACACGCGCGGCGTGTCGACCGCGATACAGCCGTTGAGCTCAGCCTCGAAGATCACGTCCTGCATCGCTAGGCACATGATGTGCGGCAGGGAGTCGTCGCCGGACGGGTCGTAGTAGGTGAAGTCCGCCGTGCGCTGCAGCAGCGTCGTGCCCTTCGCGCGCGCCTTGCCCGCGTCCTTCGCCATGCGCGCCGCGATGTCCTCGAGGGTCGCCTCGCGAGCCGAGCCGCGCCACACAAACCAGGTCAGGACAACCATCGACGCCAACAGGGCCAGGGCTAGGCCGGCCAAGATTTCCGCGTTCATAGCGATCCCTCCCGCTACTCTAAGCAGACGAGGACGCCACCGACGATGGCGAGCGCAGCGGCGGGGAAAAACAGCCACTCGGGCCAGCCGTCCGGATTGTCGAGGCCACGCATCCCGAAAGCGATCACCAACGCCGCCACTATGCATACGCCTCCGAGCACTGGCTTCCACGGCCACAAACGCCGGCCGCACGTGTTATCCTTCTTCATGAGCATCTCCTTCTATTTGCTCCCGCGCCCCGCGTCGCAACCGCAGGGGCGCACTTCTTTGCCTTCTTCGCCGGTGAACTTCACCAGCTCGCTTGCGGGGATCCGCAGCAGGCCCCCGACCTTGAACGAGCGGATCGCGCCCGACGCGATCAGCTCACGCACACCCGAGTCCGACGCCTCAATCAGCTGCGCGAACGTGCGCACCCGGTACGCGACCGGCTCCGGCGCTTCCCGCCTCATCGCGCGTCACCACGCTCAGCGAGATCCTCATCGGCGGAGCGCAGAGCACAACAGCCGCGCACACACTCGCGGCAGCGCCCCGCCGACGAGGAAGATTTAGCCGCTTCACGCCTACGGCGGTCGCGAATGTCACCGAGAACCTCGGCGCCCATGCACGAGATCATAATGACCAGGCCAAGACACGCGGCGGCGGTCAGCGCGACCGCGCAACCCAGCATCACGCTCTGACAAGTCATTCCTCGTCACCGCCGTCCCAATCGACACGGCGAGCCTGCAGGATGATCGACCCCGATGCTTTGTCCTGGATCGCATATCCGGTCGGCTTCTGCGCTTCGGCGGTGGCGCGTGACTCCGCTTGCTTGACAAGTTCGGAGGGCTGCACTTCGAGGGCTGCGGCAAAAGCACACAGGTCATCAACGTTGATACGTCGCGTGCGATGCTTGACCTTCCGCAGTACTCCGCTGTAGGAGATGCCGGACTTCTTGCTGAGCTGCAGGAGCGAGATCCCATGCGCATCTGCGGAGGCCTCGATCACATCAGCTATCCCGATTGGTATATATCCCATACCGCATAACCTATGCCAATTGGCAACACTTGTCAACTCAAGTTGCGTGCGTGTGTTGCCACTTGGCATACTTACCGCATGGGAACGGCGACTCGTTATGTTGAGTTGGTGGCGTGCATTCTGCGTGAACTTGCTGATCGCAGGGGCCTCAGTGGAGCTGAGATTGCACGCCGTAGCGGCGTGTCTCAGGCGCAAATTTCGCGCATATTTACCGGAAAACGGACCATCAGTGTAGATCACGTTCTTGCCGTTGCTGAGGTTCTCGGCGTGCGCGGATCGGACGTTTTTGCCGAGGCTGAGCGCCGTTTGGGCGATGAGTCTGCGGGGGAGGCATCTCCTTCGAGGTTGGAATGACGCCTCACAGAAAAAGCTACCCCATGCCGCGAGGGACTTGATCGGCGGCGCAGGGGCAGGATCTGCGCGGATCAGGTCGACACATGCGACCGGGGCACCGCGCCCTCGCTCATCGAGGCATGGTACCGACAGGCGCAACATGGGAGTCTCACCATGTGACCCTCCTTCCGTTTGCTCACCTTACCGAGTATCTTTTGAGACACAGGCCACCCATTTTGGGGCATCCAATGATGCGCCCCATAACTCGGCATGCACGCCAGCGACGGTGAGGAGAGACCCCCGTCGATCATCAGACATACGGAGACCCTCATGCTCGACTTCACTGCCATCGACTTTGAGACCGCGAACTCCAAACGCGCTTCCGTCTGCGCTGTCGGCGCGACTCGTGTGCGCGACGGGAGGATTGTCGAACGCTTCGACCAGCTCGTCCACCCGCCCCTTGGATACGACGAATTCAACGAATGGAACATTCGAGTACACCACATCCACCCAGAAGATGTTGCACAAGCGCCCTCATGGCCCGAGGTCGCACCCCGTCTAAGCGCGTTCATTGGGGACGACACCCTGGTAGCACATAATGCGAACTTTGATTCGTCCGTCATGATCGCCGCGTGCGAAGCAACAAATCTGCGATGGCAGGTGCCGCAGATGATTTGCACGCTCGAACTCGCCCGAACCCACCTGGAACTCCCAAGCTACAAACTCACGCGAGTATCGAAAGAACTCGGACTCCCAAAGTTCACGCATCACGAGGCGGGAGCCGACGCAGACGCTGCAGCACACGTGCTTATCGCACTCGCAGCGAGGCTCGGAGCAACCACCATCGCAGAACTACAAGCCGCCGTCCCAGCCGGCAAAACCGCCGCAACACGAACGCTGCCAGACTACATCATTCCCCAGGCCCGTCAGATTATGGCCGAGCACGGATTCATCGCGGACCTTTCAGAGCTGAAACACCCCGATGGACGCGCCAATAACGGCGAGCCGTGCGTAGTCTGCGGGCAACCAGTTCCCCGCAATATTCACTACACGAAACGCGACCGACATACATGCTCTGACAAATGCGACACATCGCTCAAACGTCGAGCGCAGCGGGCACTCGACAAAGTAATACGTGACATGTAGGGAAATGGGGACTGGTGCTGGGGGATGCATATCCTCCGAGGCCGGAATGATGCCTCGCAGAAAAAGCTGCCCCCGTGCCGCGAGAGACTCGATCATCGGCACAGGGGCAGGATCTGCGCAGATGAGGTCGGCGCATGCGACCTGGCCTCTCGCATCGAGCTGCGGTTTGCCAATATAGAACCATTCAGCTGCAAGATTGCGCCGAATGATCGATTACTCCCAGAGTATCAGCACGCATGCACATTTGCGTCCGGGCGGCGCTCAGAGACATTCCCGCTCCTGAGTGCGCACAAATTGCCCCAAAACGGCGCTTTTCGGCGCGCTCAGAGACTCGCAGTGCCGCGAGCGCCATCAGTGCTTGTCGGCGCGGGCCTCCATGCGCGCGATCATTTCCAGCTCGTATGCCTCGTCTGCGCGCTGATAGCGCGCGGCCATCGCCGGATCAGACCAGCCGTACCGAGTCATCAGCGCGCGCGTTGTAGCACCCGCCTGCCCGTACCGAGTCGCCGAGTAATGGCGCAGAGCGTGCCAGCCGCCAGACATGCCGTTCGGGATGATGATCCCCGCACGCTCGTGCGCCGCCGCCAGGAGGCGTGCCAGCGCCGTGTCGCGCGCAAAGCCCGAGCCGTTCGACGCTGGGAAAAGAATCGAGGACGGCCCCTCGTCGACGTGATGCCGCAGGTGCGCTCGAAGTGCTCCCGCTGTGGCACCCATGAGCACGACCGTTCGGACGCCCGCCGCCGTCTTGGTCGGCCCCGGCTCCAAGTTCCGGCCGGCGCGATGTAGCGAGCGCTCGACTCGGACGCTCATGCCGCCGTCCTCCCGCTCGATGATCGAGGATCGCGTCAGCGCGAGCGCCTCATTGATCCGCAGACCCGCGTCCGCCAGCAGGACAACGAGCGCGCGATACCTCGCGGGCATCTCGGCCGCGAGTGTGGCGACCTGGCCGGGGGAGTACAGGTATTTCGCGGACACGCGGGCTTCGCGTGCGCCGCCCTTGACGCTGAGCGGATTTGCGGTCAGTAGGGTGCGGTCGTCGGCGACCGCCGCATTCAGGAGTGCTCGCATTGTCTCGTACGCATTTCGGCGTGCGCCGGGCGTGGCGTCGAGGTCTTGCCACCATTGCGACAGCGAGGTCGAGGTGAGGGCTGCGAGCTCGCGATCTCCGATGTAGGGGAGGACGTGTCGGCGCAGGTCTGATCGGCGCTTGCGCAGTGTGCCCGCCGCGGCTGTGCGCTCGAGGTCTGCGAGCCATGCGTCTGCCCAGTCGACGACGGTCAGGCCCTTGAGTGACTGCTGGCGAGCCTCTTCGGCTTCCCGGGCGGCGACTTCGGCGGGGTGCTCCCACGTCCCTGCGGCGATGGCCGACCACTGCGCGGCGAGCCAGATCTCCGCCTCGCGCTTCGTCGGGAAAGTGTGCGGCGCTGAGATGCGCGGCGCACGGCCTGGGCCGGTGTAGGTAGGATCGTCAAAGCGCGCACGATACCGTGGCTTCGACGCGGTGCCTCGCTTGTCGATGGTCCCGAAAGACTGCCTGCCCATCGTGTCCGCCCTTCGCGCTTGGGTACAAAATGGGTACACGCACAGCATACCGGACGGGCGTTGCGGGATATATGGGACGTGTGGAATCGTGGTCAAAACGGCAGCAGGTCGCCAAAACAGGACTTTCGCGCAGGATTGTGCGGATCAGTGAGCGGCTGTTTCTTTAATTCCCCCCATCTCCACAACATCCCTCCCCGGGCTTCCGTTGGAAGCCCGGGGTTTGTTTGCGTTTCGGGCGCTCTGCTTTGGCGTGAAGTGAGCCTAGGCGCCTGAGAGCCCTTCGCGCAGTTCTGCTAGTTCTTCGTCGAAGAGTCCCAGGGATTTTTGGTTGATCGCTGCGAGCCGCTCAACCCAGGCGACCGTGACCGCGCCGTATTTGACGAGCGACGAGACTGCGCCGTCAACGTCGGGGCCGTCGCACTCGAGCATCATGCGCAGGTATTCAACGACGTCACGGGCGTTACGCTGTTCGAGTTCTGTGATGGCGTCTTCAACAAACGATGTCACTGTGTCATTGTCCATGCGTTGACACTAGCTGGTGTGCTGTTGTGTCGCCTGATGGCGCACGCACGTCTTGCGCGAAGCATTTGATACTCTCGTGTGTGGAGCGAGGAATCCCCCTGGGCTAGTTGTGAAATAATCAACCGTCAGAAGGCCCGGAAGTGGGCCTCGCTCCCTGTTTGTCCCGATGTGGGGCCTTTTCGTAATTCGCCGCATTGGAATGTATGACGAACAGACGTCGTATCTGCCGTGCTGTGCTTGCTTTGGACTAGGTTGGACAAGTGTGCAGACCTCTGTTGAGTTGAGATGCCCCCGGGGGTATGGTCGGAGCAGTCGAAGAAGACCTGTCCTCGAGCCAGAAAGTGAGCCGCACATGCGAGTAGTTGTCGTCGGAGGAGTCGCGGGTGGC